TTGATCGGTACAGGTACTGAAGCAACACCTTTTGCAGATAGTTAATAGATAATTAGTGTGGGGCTTCGGCCCCACATTTTAATTTTAAGGAGAAAAATATGATTTCAGATCAAACGACACTGAACAAAACTACCGGTGCGATATCTGTTTTGAGAGCAGCTAGAACAAGAGTTACTTCCATTCAAGGAAGAGGAGAAGCTGGTTCAGTTTTATTATTACATGATGCAGCGGCAACAAGTGATGCAGGTGCAGGTAATTTAAAAGCTACTTATAAATTTGAAACAGAAGGTTTAGATATTATGATTCCTGGTTCTGGTATTTTGTTTGAAAACGGAGTTTGTGCAACTTTAACACAAAGCTCTGGAACAGACGGAAGTGTTACCATGACAATCACAGGAGCTTAATAAATGGCTAATACCACTTCGGGAACAACAACGTTCGACAAAACTTTTGCTATTGATGAAATAATAGAAGAGTCTTTTGAACGTATTGGACTGCAAAATGTTGCAGGTTACCAACTTAAATCTGCAAGAAGATCTCTTAATATATTATTTCAAGAATGGGGTAATAGAGGCATTCACTATTGGGAAATAGGTTCAACAAATTTAGATCTTATAGAGGGTCAAGCAGATTATGATTTTTTTAGATCTAGTGATGATGGAACTTCTGCAACTACAGTAGATCCAGCTAGCGTATTTGGTATATCTGATGTTCTTGAAGCACAGTTAAGATCAAATAGAACTCAAACAACACAATCAGATTCACCGATGACAAAAGTAGATAGATCTACTTATGCAGGTTTTTCAAATAAATTATCTAAAGGCACACCTAATCAATATTGGGTAGAGAGATTTATAGACAAAGTTACAATACATATTTATCCAACACCAGATTCAACAAATGCATCTAAAGATATGCATTTCTTTTTTATAAAAAGAATACAAGATTTAGGAGATTATACTAATGCAACTGATGTTCCATTTAGATTTGTGCCTTGTATGGTTTCAGGGTTAGCATATTATCTAGCACAAAAATACCAACCAAATTTAATTCAACCTATGAAATTAGTTTATGAGGATGAATTAGCAAGAGCTTTAGCAGAGGATGGATCAGCTTCAAGCACACACATTACTCCTAAAGCATATTACCCAGGAGTATAATGGCAAAGTACGCAACAGGTAAATACGCAAAAGCAATATCAGATAGATCTGGTATGGAGTTTCCATACAAAGAGATGGTCAGAGAATGGAATGGTGCATTTGTACACGTATCTGAGTTTGAACCAAAACAACCACAATTAGAACCAAAACCTATGAATGGTGATTCTATATCTTTAAGACATGTAAGACCTGATAGAGTAGAAACACCTGTTCCAAAACTTTTACCATTAAATCCATTTACAACAACAAATGGATCTACAACAATAACTGTAGAAGAACCTGATCATGGTAGATCAACAAATGATAGAGTTAGATTTAGAGATGCAACTGTTGTTGGAGGGGTAGCTGCAGCAACAATAAATCTAGCTGCAGGTTATTTAATTACTAAGGTAAATGATGATAAATATACCTTTGCAACAGCCACAACATCTAGTATAAGTGAAACAGGAGGAGGCGGTTCTGCATCGGCAGGACCAGTAACGGTAACAGCATGATTAAAAAAATAAAAAATTTTATATGTAATTTATTTGGTATTAAACAATGTGCATGTCCAGAAAAAGATGAACATCTTCAATTATACGAAGACATGCCAGAACCAGAAACTCCAATATATATTGAAAAAGATGGAAAATTAGAACATTGTTCTGGACATAAAAGATTTAGAAAATCTTGTCCTCTTTGTCAGGAGATAGTAGCATAATGGCAGGATTAAGCGCATCAGGATTAAAAACACAAATTAAAAGTTATACCGAAACAGATTCAAATGTATTAACGGATGCTGTTTTAGAAAATATAATTTTAAATGCACAATATAGAATATTTAGAGATGTTCCTATTGATGCAGATAGAAAACAACAATTAGGTAATTTTGTTGCTGGACAAGAATCTATAAACTGTCCTGCAGGAGCTGTATTTATAAGAGGTATACAAGTTTACGATACAGCAGGATCTGAAATTACGGGAGCTAATAGATGGCTAGAGAAAAAAGATGTAACTTATTTACAAGAGTATCAGGATGTAACCGGAACCTCCGCTGCTCAAGGTCAACCTAAATATTATGCTATGTTTGGCGGTGCTACGGGAGAATCTGATACTACGTCAGGAAGAATATTTGTAGCCCCAGTTCCAAACACAACATATAGATTTAGAGTGCATTTTAACAAAATGCCTGATCTTTTAGAAAATGATGATACTAATTATATCAGTCTTAATTTTCCAAATGGGCTTTTATATTGCTGTTTATCAGAGGCATATGGGTTTTTAAAAGGTCCGATAGACATGTTGACTTTATACGAAAATAAATATAAACAAGAAGTACAGAAGTTTGCTATAGAGCAAACTGGAAGAAGAAGACGAGATGATTATACTGATGGAGCTGTCAGGACAAAAATCGAATCTCCTTCTCCATAACGGGAGAATAAATTATGGCAATAACATCAGCAATATGTTCAAGTTTCAAACAGGAACTTTTACAAGGTAAACACAGTTTTGAATCTTCTGGTGGACACACTTTTAAGATTGCTTTATTTACAAGTTCAGCATCTTTAGGTGCTGCTACGACTGACTACTCAACATCAAATGAGATCACAAATACATCAGGTTCCGCATATAGTGCGGGAGGTGCAACTTTAACAAATTCTGGTGTATCTTTATCTTCAACTACAGCTTTTACAGACTTTTCAGATGTAACTTTTTCATCAGCTTCTTTCACTGCAAACGGAGCTTTAATTTATAACACAACAACAGATGGTGGTTCAGGAACAACTGATGCTGTTTGTGTTATTGCATTTGGTGGCGATAAAACAGCTAGTAACGGAACTTTTAAAATAGAGTTTCCAACAGCAGATTCTTCTTCAGCAATAATCAGATTAGCGTAGGAGGTCGACTATGTCGACGACTTCAGGATGGGGCCGGTTTACCTGGGGCCAAGCTTATTGGAACGCAGACACAACTTTAAAAACAGGTTGGGGTGCACAAGCCTGGAATGATGGTGAATGGGGCGAGCTCAAAGACGCAACAGTATTTCCAACAGGTTTATCCATCACATCTAATGTCGGTTCGGTTGACATACCTGATGTTATAATCACACCAACAGGACAATCTATTACATCCTCTCAGGGAGAGGCTTTTGTTCCTGTAAATGTAGAAGGGGTATCAGCAACATTCTCGATTGGTTCGGTATCTGTAGTAGACATGCAGGTAGGTCTAACTGGTCAATCTGCAACAGCCTCTGTAGGTTCTTTAACAGTCAACGACCTAACCATCGGTCTGACGGGTCAGGAGTTTACTGCGAGTCAGGGAACAGCAAAGGCACCAAACGAGACGGCAATACTCTCTGGTTTATCGATCACATCGACACAAGGAACAGCCACAGGAACCTCTTCTCAAGAGGCAGATCTTACAGGGGTGTCTTTTAGTGCTAGTGTTGGTAGTGTTACCATACCAAATGATACAGTTCAGTTGTCTGGAGTAGAGGCTACTTTTGCTCAAGGAACCATCGTAGGATTAGGAAGTGCCATAGCTCAACCGACTGGTCAATCAGCTACAGCATCTGTAGGTTCTCTGACAGTAGAAGAAGGTCTAGGATTAACGGGTCAATCGTTTAGTGCAAGTGTTGGATCTGTATCACTGACCGATATTATTGTCGGATTAGATAGTTTCTCAATAACATCTAATGTGGGGGCTGTAGATATCTTTGCATATGGTGATGTTGACACTGGTTCAAATACGTCATATAGTAATGTTTCAACGGGTTCGAACGACACATATTCGGATGTTGCAACTGGATCAAATACAAGTTATAGTGACGCTGCATAGGAGAAAATTATGGCATCTACATTTACGCCTTTAGGGGTAGAACTTCAAGCAACTGGTGAAAACGCCGGTACATGGGGTACGAAGACTAATACCAATTTACAAATTATAGAACAGATAGTTGGTGGATTCACACAACAGTCAATAGCTGGTGGTGCACAAACAACAGCTTTATCTGTTTCTGA